ACGATCAGAAATACTTACAGTACGATCAGCCGCCGGAAGGGTCGCAGTACCCTTAGTTAGCAGTTTCTCCATCTCCACGGCGTACTGGGCCATCTGCAACTCGGCCATCTGGTCGGCCCGCTTGTAACCGCGCCGCTGAAGCCGTAGGACACGCTCCATGATCTTGAGTTCCCAGGCCATCGGGTTCTCCCGAAGGGCTTGGTATTCCGCCAAGAGGTCTTTCTTGGGCACCTTCTTAGTCCCAGGCGGGGCATCGCCCAGGGCGGCTCTCCCCCGCTCGATGTCCCTTGTTAGGGACTCCTTGACGAGCCTCACGTCATCATCAAAACTCATCCCATCGGCCTCGCTGGTTGTCTGCGTTCAAACCCTGATTGTCCAAGAGTAGTGCTGGGTGTAGTATTACCAGGGACGTTCCCGCCAGGGACTTGCTGCGCGGCCATTTCCGCCGCCACATTCGGGCCGCCTGGGGCCACTTCCATTCCTCCCAGGCCACGGGAACGGCGGTTCTGGAGCGCCAGCAACAGGGCGGGCGGCAGGGCCTCCGGCGGTACGCCGATAGCGGCGTACCGGGCCGCGATCTCCTCCACCTCCATCTGTTCCTCGGCTTCGGCGAAGACGCGGGCCTGGTAAATAGACTTATACATGGGATCGCCCTTCAGGTCTTCGAGGGCGATCTGCTTCTCTATGTTGGCATTGTCGGGCTGGGAAAGCAGGTTCTCCCGCGCCCAGCCGTAGGGCATTAGGCGAGCGCCGTTCGTATTCGGCTCGGTGACTTGACGGGCCACCAGAGCGTTACGGGGCAAGTCTTGGGGCAGGATGGGTTCCGTGCCGCCCTGGATGTTGAAGTAGCCGTTGATCTCCTTGGGGTCAAGTTCAATCCAGCCTGGTTTCTCCTCAGCCTTGTCCGCGCTCTGCCGGTAGAGGTAGATGGGTTCTCCCACGACCTCACTTATCTTCATCTTCAGTCGTATGGACTTTTCCCAGCCGACCCGCATCCGTTGCGAGATGACGTTCAGGATGGTCTTTGAAACGTGGTAGCGACTATTGAAGAGATAGCCGGAGGCGTCCGTCGTACCCTCAATGATGCCCGCCGACGGCGAGAGCCTGTCCAACGCACCCTTGAGGATGGAAACAAGCAAGTTCGTGTCGGGGCTGTTGGCCTTATGCTCGATGAAGCCGACATCCTCATCGGTAAAGATCGTCAGGTTCTCACCCGCCTTGATATCGATCTCCGGCGGCCTGCCCGTCGCCAGGGCTGATTCGGGGCGAACCTTCGTATAGGTCGTGGGCCAGTTATACATCCGGTGCCCCGTAGCTACCTGGGAGACGATATCGTCGAGCTTCTGGGCCTTGTCCATCATCGGATAGGCGACGGATAGGGCATGGGGAGAGTCGCCCTCAATCCAGGTGATAGGCAGCTCACCCAGGTAGTGCGGGAAGACTTCGAGTAGCCGCCAGCGTTCGCCCTCCGTCCTCATGCCGCCGTAGTAGACAACGTAGGCTATCCAGTCCTTGTTCATCCACTCGATAAGTTCGACTTCGGTTGACAGTTTCTTCTTGCCGTCCGTTATGGATGCCGCCAGCCCCTTGACCTCTTCATTGTCGGGCCGTCGCGTTACCAGATCGCGGAGAGTAACGGTGCGGTTAGTTACAAACTCAACGATGCCGTCATCGCCCCTAACTGGGTAGGCGCAGGCGCGGAACTCGTGCTTGCCCGCGAGTTCATTCACGGGGATATTGCGCCAGATCATCGGTAGTCTGTTCTGTTGTTTCCATTCGTCCGTGCGCTTTACATAGTCCTCAGCCTTCTCACTGTCCTCGCCACGGCGCGGGTAGCCGAGCCAGTGATGGGGGCCGTAGAGGTCTTTGAAGCCGCCATGCCCGAAGAGAAGCACATCCCGCACCGTCGGTTCCCATACCGGCGCTCCCGCCTCATCTTCCAACCGCCAGGGCAGCAGGTTCAATGCGGTCTCCAGGGCAGAGCTGCGTTCCTCGGCCCTGTCGCCCAGACGCTCCGGCGGGATACTTACCTTGGGCCGCTCCATGAGAAATAGCCCCTTGCAGTGATTGACGGCCTCGGTGATAACCCCGTTGCGTACCTCCTCGATGTCGATAGCGACGGGGACGTTGCTTATGGGGTTCTGGTCGTCAAAATGTTCCCAGAGTTTCCTATCGATCTCGTCGCGTTTGGAGTAGTATTCCTTCTGCTCCTCGACGAGGGCGCGGATGTACTGTATGTCCGGCTTCTTGGTGGTAGGATCGGAGTAGTTAGGCACAGATTCTTACCTCTATCGGCTGCGGACGGCCCAGCGCCCGCTCTCTATACCAGTCGGCGAATTGCGAGGTCGCGTCCACTTGATCCCAGTAGGCCCCGCTGGGACACTCCAGCAACTCAGATTCATAGGCACCGACCCAGTGGATGCCATGTTCGGCTTGATAGGCGCGGGACGGCAGGTACATACGCCCCGACTCAAACATGGCGGCCAGGGCATTAGCCCGCGCCGTCTTGTCCCGTCGCGGTGTCATAGGAATGATGTTGATCCCAGCGATGTTCTTTAGCTCCTGAATCGCCGATTGGCCGGAAGCGGAGTCCTCAACGAGGCTAGTGGGGGTATCCCACTCGTTCCCCACGACGAGGATCATGCGCTTGAGTTCGGGGTACTCCATGCGCCGCCGCATCACATTCAGGATGAAGGCGTTACCCACCGCATCGATCCCGAAAGTGATCCCCACGGTATAGGCGCTGTGTTCCTTGGCTTTGAAGGCGGTATCCCAAGAGGTTACACGGTTTACCATCTCCGGCACCTCGTTGTAATACTTGAACCATTCCCGTTTGAAGATGGCCCCCGCCTCTGGGGTAGGCCGCCCCTGGTACATGGCTTCCCACTTCCAAGGGGTCATGTCCAACTCGCGCCGCCTAGCCAACAGGCGATCAATCGGCCACTCTTCCGGCCAGAGGGCTTCCCCCTCCTCGTCTATGGCGGGCATCTGAATGACGTGCCAGCCGTGGTCGATGCACCAGGCGGCGAAGTCGGCGTGGTGCCAGCGGGTCATGATGCAGATCGCCCGCCCGTTGGGACTGAGCCTGGACATAGCCGTGGTCGCCAGCCAGTCCACCGTTGTTAGGCGCTGTCTCTCAGACTCCATGTTCTCCTGGTCGCACACGTCATCAAAGATAACGGTATTGAACTCAGAACCGAGAACCGGCCCTGGCGTGCCGGAGGCGGTCAGAGAAGCGTCCTTACGCAGGATGTCTTCCCGCTCTAGGAACCACTCGTCGGCTGCCCACTTCCGCTTCTCATCGGGCTTTATGCCAGGGAAGACGGCCTGGAACATCTTATTAAGCAAGACGGTATCCCGAATCGCCATTGACTGCCGCTGGGCCTGGGTCGCCGTGTTCGAGATGTAGCCCACGCTCCCTTCGGGGTGATTTCCCAGCCACCATAGGCAGTAGATCATGAGCCAGGTCGTCTTGGCATGTCTGGGGGGCGCTACAATGAGCGTATTCCCCAGGCTGTCATCCATCAACGCCTGGAGCCATATCTTGTGATGGGGGGCCGGTTCCTTCCCGTGAACCAGCATCCCGTAAGTCGCTAAGTCCCTCGTCGCCAGCTCCAGCAGTAGCGCTTGACGGGATATCGGCGAGGAGTCGTTTGAGTTCGTCATCACTGAGGTCTTTCAAGCTCTTGTTCTGGGCTTCCAGCATACGGAACTGCTGGTAGCGGTAGTTATCTCGGAACTTCTCCGGCTTCTCGGCCTTCAGGATGAAGAAACCCATCGTCATTGACAACTTGCGCTCCGCTGTCGGAAGTTCTGTATCGGCCACCATCCGCGCCCGCTCCAGCATCCCGCCGTAGAGTTCGTCAGCTATGTCGTCCCGTATCTCCTTCCAGGCAATACGGAACGCCTCATCTTCCCGCTCCCATTGGTAGACCGTCTTGGTGTCAACACGAACAAAGGCACAGGCACCTTTCAGTGTGCCGAACTTCTTGTATCCCTCAAGGAAGTCCTCCCTCGCCTTTTCCCAATCACGGGTTCGGGGCGGGCGGTGAGTCCCTTTCGGCCTACCCCCCTTCCCTGGTACTGTCATTTACTTCCGCCTTCTTATCGCTTGGCAGGTGCGTAGATCGGCCCCCTTGTACCGCTTACTGACCTCTTCGACTTCTTGTATGGCCTCTTGACCGTCCCGATATCCGTACCTGGCTTGCTATTGGCGGGGGCGTAGAGCGGCCGCTTAAGACCTACTAACTTCTTCGCTGGGGGCCGCTTGTATGGCCTCTTGACCGTCC